AACTGGAGGTAATGAATAATGAATTTTGTTCAGCCAATACGTGATCCAGAGCAAATACAGCAAATTAAAGAGTATTTAAAAGAAAAGAGTGAACGTAATTATATCTTGTTTGTAATGGGAATTAATACAGGACTACGTATAAGTGATATTCTGAAACTGAAGGTTGGAGATTTAAAGGGCAGTCATATTTCAATGCGTGAAATGAAGACGGGTAAGCAGAAACGTATTCAGATTACTGCAGCGTTAAGAAGAGAGTTAAAGTGGTACATTAAAGATATGGAAGAATATGAGTATTTAATTAAGAGCAGACAAGGAAAGAATCGACCAATCGGAAGAAGCATGGCATACAAAATACTTAGTACTACAGCAGCAAAGTTTGGTTTAGAAGAAATTGGGACACATACATTACGTAAGACATTTGGATATCATATGTACATGCAGACAAAGAACATAGCTTTGCTGATGGAGATATTCAATCATTCAAGTGAACGAGTAACGTTAAGATATATAGGAGTAAACCAAGATGCAATGGATAAAGCAATGACTAGGTTTAAAATCTAATCATTGCTTTTTTTGTTAAAGGATAGCAACACATGCTTATCGACTTAAGAACAGAAACTTATGCTTGAACATAAAATCAAATTTAGATGTGCAAAGCTATTTCAAGTGAATAGAATCGCCTCTTTAAGAATACATAAAAAATATATATACAAGCGTGGTCTAATCACTACATCGTTGGTGAAAGTAGAATTCTATAAATTTTGGAGGAAGAGATATGCAAAAAAAGGTTCTTCTGTTTACAGATTTAGGGATTGATGATGCCTTTGCTATACTGTATACCTTTTTTCGTAAAGACATTCAACTTGTAGGAATCGTAGCCGATTATGGAAATGTATCAAGAGAAAATGTAATAAGAAATATTAACTATTTGAAGTACATTGCGGGAAGAGAAGAAATACCTGTATTCCTTGGTGCTTCTGTACCGTTGACAGGTATATTGATTAAGTATTTCCCTGAGGTACATGGAAAAGTTGGATTAGGACCTATTATTCCACCTGAAATTTCATATCCAGTTTATCCTTTAAATGATATTTATCAAATTATAGAATCAAATTTAGAAGATCTTACAATTATCAATTTAGGAAGACTTTCTTCACTAGCTACGACTTTTGTATTGAATTTACAAACAATGCGAAATGTAAGAGAATGCATTTGCATGGGGGGAGCTTTTTTCTATCCAGGTAACGTAACTGCTGTGGCTGAAGCTAATTTTTACGCAGACCCTTATGCAGCAAACTTAATTCTGCAACATGCAAAGAACTTGACAATTATTCCTTTAAATGTGACCCAACATGCGATTGTTACACCCGAAATGGTCCAGCAAATCGATGCATTTCATCGGAATACACAAGATCTTGCAGGGCTTATCATTAAACCTATGTTAGATTATTATTATAATTTTTACTCCAAGTCTAATCCAGGTATAAGTGGAAGTCCTATGCATGATTTTGTAACAGTGTGGTATTTGCTAAATAGAGAGGCTGTTAGCCTTACGAGAGTACCTATTAAAGTAATTCCTGATCAAGGGGAAGGTTTTGGACAAAGCATTGCAGACTTTCGTTTTGTTACTAATCCAGGCTATAAAATGCATAATGTAGCTTTTCAGTTTGATTATGAAAGGTTCAGGAAGGATATTATGGAAACGTTCTTAAAGAAGAGAATGTAAAAGACTTTGTTCATTTTATTTAACGTATAGGAATCCCACTTTTTAGGTTGAAATTCTCTTAGCATACAAAATTTTTGAAATTCTGGCTGTATTTCGTCACTATCAAGCTGATAAAATAAAATCCTGCTAAAAATAAAAATCCACTGTATTTAAATTAATTAAATACAGTGGATTTTTATTTTTGGAGTACATTAAAACTTTAAATTGGTGGCCATGTTATTCTACCCATTTATACAGTTACTCATTTTTATTGTGTTGTGTAACTCAAAAGAGGAAGTGTTATGAAGTTATGAATATCAAAGGCTGTAGCATTTGGCATAGTTACACAAAATATAAGATATGGATAACCCACCAACTGGATGTAAAAAGACTGAGATAATTGGAAATTTAGAATCGTAGGAAATTTATCTATTATGAAAAACAAGATAATTATAAAGGGTAATTTCTGGTGCCGCTAGATTTTGTAATCTTCCACCTTTTTTTCTCTAATGACCTGTTCATTTAATACTTGATTTTGAGGAGCTGAAACGGTTACCCAATCAAGCCGTTTTGAATTTATATTAGGAGGAAAAGGACTGAAGCGTGTTTTTTACATAAACTTCAATTTGAAAATTTGTCATTGTTTTCTCCTTTTTAAGTCAATTTAGGTACACATTTTATAAAGTTTAAAGACAGCTTATGAATCTTTATAAATAATATACGGTTGGAGATGTCCAAGTTCTGGGGGAATTTCCATTGTTAAATAGGTAAGACCGTGCATACTGAATCGAAAATAAGGAAATAGTATTAGATGTACGTACAATAAATATAAAAATTTAGGAGGTAAAAGATATGCCTGATTTTGAAGTTACGTGTGAAGTAGAAACGGAAGCAACATCTTGTTCTGGTGCAAGAAAATCTGCATGGTCAAGAGAGGATAAAGTTACGGCACCAGAAGGTTTTGTGATAAATGATCGTGAGGTAGAGGTACACTGGCATAGTCAACGTGGTTCAGAGAATACATTTTCACAAGTCTTTGAAGATCACGTAGAGATAATACCAGGAACTGGGCTGAAATTCCCAAGAACTATGAAAGTTAGTGTTTTTGCACGAAGTTCTAAAGGGCACTGTGCTGGTGGTGGCGCATCAAAAGCTACATTTACAGGAAACTTTATTAAAATTCAATAGTAAATAAAAATCTTATAAGCTTTATATTAAGATTTTTAATAAACGAGTACTCAATAATGAGTACTCGTTCTATTTTAAATAAACAATGAGCATAAGGTAGTTGAGTGAATACACTTTCTGTGAAACGAATGAAGTAGATGCAGGTATAGTCATTTTAAATCGAAGACTAGGAAGATGTATCAATTTTAGATTTTATATGGAAATTTAGGAGGTGAAATATATGGATGACTTTGAAGTTACGTGTGAAGTAGAAACGGAAACAACTTCTTGCGCTGGTGAAATAAAAACTTCATGGTCAAGAGAGTGTAAGGTTACAGCACCAGAAGGGTATGTAATAAACGATCGTGAAGTGCAGATATACTGGCAAACTAAATATGGTTCAGAAAATACATTTTCACAAATCTTTGAAGACAATGTAGAGATAATACCAGGAACTGGGTTAAAATTCCCAAGAACAATGAAAGTTAGAGCCTTTGCAAGAAGCCCTAAAAGATGTGGGAGTGGGAGGGGGGCATCAAAAGTTACATTCGCAGGAAATTTTCTTGAAATTCAGTAATAGATAAAAAATCTCAGAACGTTTATATTTGAGTGTTTTTATAGAATAAGCACTGGTTATTAAGTGCTTATTCTATTTATATAAGTGACTAACATAAAATGGTGTGAGTGAATAAGTTTCTATGAAATGTTAATTAAGGTGGCAGAGTTATGACCGCTTTTTGGCAGTAAATGTGCCGGTTGTTTTGGAATCAACGTGATATATTTGTATTATGAGAAATGGTAAAAATACATGTATTTTAATTGAAATAAAACAGATTTATAGTACGTATTAATGGGGTGTGAACCCTTTTTGAAATTGAAAATTCTATTTAGGGGAGAGTTTCACTTTAATTTCTAGTTGATTTAAGTGTGGGAGAGAATGTAATTTAGATTTTATATTTGACCTCTTTAAATAAATAATGGAAAATATAGAGGGTTTTTTTTGTTTTTAACTAATTAAAAATATAATTAATCTAAATTGTCTAAGTAAGGGTGTAATTAAGATGTTAAAGTTAAAAGATTCTGATATTAGAGCTGTTTTATTAAGTAATCTAGAAGAACGGTATAAGGATGAAGAAGATACAAAAGTAGTAAATGAGATGGGGGTTCTTCATGGGCAATCCAGGGTAGATGTAGCTGTAATTAATGGTATTTTGCATGGGTATGAAATTAAAAGTGAAAGTGATAATTTAGAGCGTCTTCCTTCACAGATGAAAGATTATAATAAAGTATTCGATAGGATGACCATTGTAGTACAGAGAAAGTATTTAGATGAAGTTAAAAAACTTATACCAAATTGGTGGGGGATTATGTTGGTAACTCGCTATAAAGGAGAACTACATTTGCGAGAAATTAGAAAAGGACGATTAAATAAAAATGTAGATCCGTTTTCTTTGAGTCATTTACTTTGGAGGGGAGAAGCAATTGAGATTTTAAAAGAAAAAGGCTTACAAAAGGGCTACTTAAGTAAGCCAAGGCATGATCTTTATGAAAAAATTTGCAATTCAGTACCTTTGGTTGAATTACAGACTATTGTTAACGAACGGTTAAAGAGGCGTGGAAATTGGAGAGCTCATTAATAACAAGTGTTAAATGATGATTTGTTCCAATGGTTCTCCAAGTTTCTGCATTTCCTGTCCCTGTTTGATTATGAGCGCAATCATAGATGTATTGATCACCGTAAGAATAGTCTTTTCCTGAATATTTGGCGTGGGAAATAACACGTTGAGAGAGCCCTCGTGTCTGTTGCCATTTTCCATACTTAGGATTTGTGACTGAAAAGCCTCTAAAAATAAGATATTCATTGTCAGCAGTATAACGGATATTTGCAGACATTCTCATGAAACGAGGATCAATTTTTGCATATTCGGGATTAGATATAATATAGTCGCCAAATGCTGGGTACCTAGGGAGTTTTGTATTAAATAACTTTTGATAAATAGTCCATTCGATTCTTGGGATGCTTCCGTCTGTACCAGAAGCAAATTCAGAAAGATTTTCTGGGAAAGCTGTGGCTGTGAAAGTTAGTGTTCGCCATTTTTCTACATATGGTAAGGAATGTATCGAGCCTACAACAAACTTTGTAATTCTACCTATAGGAGTTTTAGGATCAATGTATTTATAATCTATAATTATGTCAATTTTCTCAGGGGGGCACTCTAACTCATAAAGAAATTTTTCAATGATAGGTTCTAAATCGTCTAGGTCTTCCTCACTAACTCGTATGGCGTAGCCAGTATTAAAGGTCTTAATTATAGAATGAACAGCTTTTTGATAGTTAGTCCCACGCTCTTTACTAGTAACTGGAATTGCTCGTATACTTTCTTGTGAGAGAGCTTGAAAAATAGATTCTAAAGGATGAGTAGTATCGGCCATTACTTCATCATCATCTAAACAAATTTGTAATGCATCAATAAATATGACATTTGGATTATTCCATGAATCTTTAAGTTGAGCAATGAAATTTTTTAAATGTTCATCTATAGATTTTTTGGGGCAATCATTTTCAAAATCCCAATCAATAGGTGGAATTTCAATGACTGGCGTCATATTATTTTTTAGTTGAGGATTTAATTCTGATAAAGCTGTTTGTTCACCTCTTTTCCATCTAATAATTGGTACATAATGTTCTTGATTAAACATAATATCATTTCCTCCTATTAATATATTTAATAACTATTATTTCTTTAAGATTTACAAAAAACCTCTAAATTTGTAAAAATAAACATTGATTTGTCACTGTAATTTGTAATTTAAAAAATAAAGAGATTAACAAAAGCTGTTATCAATTATGATAGCGGCTTTAATTATGTATAAATGATTAAGCATGTAGAGGTGTTTCATGTATGAAAGAATATAAAACCAAACAACAGAAGCGTAAGTTTTATGACAGTGGTAAGTGGAAGAGTATACGCGAGCAAGTAAAGAAGCGTGACAACTATGAGTGCCAGGAGTGTAAACGTAATGGTAGTGTTCGTGTGGACACCAATGAATATAGTGAGAGTGCAAAGCGTAAGAAGATTCAGCTCGTTGTCCATCATATAAAAGAACTAGAACATCATCCAGAACTTGCATTAGAAATAGATAACTTGGAAACAGTCTGTGTGGATTGCCATAATAAAGAGCACGGTAGAGTATTTGTTAAAAAGATAAACAAATGGGAAAACGATGAAAAGTGGTAAAAATGTTTCGATGATAACACCCCCCCTTAAATAATTTTATCAAAAATTTCTCTAAGGGGCACCGGAGGAGGGGGTCGATTTTTCAAATTTATAAGCAAATTCGCGCGTTATATCAAATTGGAAAACGATGTAAATCAGAAGGGAGGGATATTGTGGCTAGAGTGAAGCGTGAAACAATGAGAAAAAGGATTGAAAAGGATCTAACAAATCAATTGAAAGAAAAAAAGATTGTAGGTAATCATTATACTGACTTAATTCAAGACTATTTATCGTTGTGGGATTTAAAGTGTATTCTTGTTGATGATATTGAAGAAACAGGAATAAAAGTATCTGGCATGCATGGTCCGAAATCCAATCCTTCTATTAATGATTTACACAAAACAAATGATCGAATGATAAAGATTTTAGATGCACTTGGATTAGAAGCATCGGCAGAAGAAAAGAAATTTCCTTCAAAACCTGTGCGCTCAGTTAAAGATTTAACATGATTCAAAATAAATATGTCACTGAATATATTGAAATGTATCGCGCAGGGAAAATTAAGCTGAATAAAGAGCGCATAATGCTAATTGAGTACCTGGAGAAATACATCTTAATACGCGATGATTTGTATTTCGATAATGAAATGCATGAGGACTATATAAAATTCACCGAGAAATGGTACTTTGAATTGCAAGCATTCCAAAAGTTCCTAACAGCATTTGTTTTTCTTTTCTATAAAGAAGATGATTCTGTTTTTTATGAGCAATTTTTAATTATGATGGCTCGTGGTGGTGGTAAAAATGGTTTAATTTCATCACTATGCCATTTCTTTATTAGTCCGCTGCACGGAATAGATCGATACAATGTTTCAATTGTGGCGAACAACGAGAAACAAGCTAAAGTTTCTTTTCGTGAAGTCTATGATGCTATTAAAGGAAAAGAAATACTAGAAGATATGTTTTATCGAACTAAGGTAGAGATACTGAGTAATGATACGCAAAGCATTATGCAATATCATACATCTAATGCTGGTTCTAAGGATGGACTTCGTGACGGTTGTGTTATTTACGATGAAATACATCGATATGAAAACTTTGATGTAGTAAATGTATTCTCTAGTGGACTTGGAAAAGTACCAAATGCTAGAGAATTTTTTATTGGTACAGATGGCTTTGTTCGCGACGGATTCCTGGACAAAACAAAAGAGCGAGCGATGAACATTCTAAAGGGAAAAGATTTAGAAGATCCATTGTTTCCTTTCATTTGCAAGATAGACAATCCAGAAGAAATTGATAATCCTGATGTATGGGAAAAAGCGAATCCAATGTTTAGTGAGCCGAGAAGTTCTTATGCTAAACAATTATTTAAAAAAGTATTAACTCAATATAAACAATTAGAAAATAATCCTTCAAACCGTGAAGAATTTATAACAAAACGTATGAATTACCCTGAAACAGATTTAACAAAATCTGTAGCTTCATGGGAAGAAATCATGCGTACTAGTTTTGAAGAAGATGGAGAAACGCTCAGAGAAGTTCCAGATTTAAAACATAAAGTAGCTGTAGGCGGTCTCGACTTTGCCAGCATCAAAGACTTCGCGGCAGTCGGCTTGCTATTTAAACATGGTGAAGATTATATATGGAAAGGTCATTCTTTTGTACGTAAAGGATTCTTGGATAAAGTGAAACTGAAAGCGCCTATTTATGAATGGGCTGAAAAGGGTTTGTTAACTATTGTGGATGAACCTGTAATTAATATCACTCACATTGTAGATTGGTTTGTGAAAATGCGTGAGATATACGGTGTTAATACGATTGTGGCCGATACATTCCGTCTTGATCTTGTTAAAACGGCACTTGAAGCTGAAGGATTTATATTGTTGTATATTCGTAACCCAAAAGCGATACATTCTCTTTTAGCTCCAAGAGTTGAAACGTTATTTGCAAACAATCGTATCATTTTTGGAGATAATCCATTAATGCGTTGGTACACCAACAACGTCTACGTCCACATCAAAAAAGACGGCAACAAAGAATACTTGAAAAAAGATGAATTTAAGCGCAAAACGGATGGATTCCAAGCTTTTATTCACGCATTATGGCAAGCAGATAACATTCTTGTGGATGAATTCGACTTTATGCTAGATGGTATTAAATTCTAATAAAAGGGGGTGATAACCATTGGTTGGTTAGGAGCGGTATTCAAAAGAAATAGTGAAGTAGGGTTTATGTTTGATGTGGAAATGTTTATTGAAAAAGCAAACAGGGTTCACATGAAAAGATTAGCAATTGATACCTGTATATCCTTTTTAGGTAGAACGATTAGTCAGTCAGAATTTAGAGTGAAAAACGGTGAAGAATTTGAAAAGGATGAGCTTTACTACCGATTAAATGTTAGGCCTAATAAGAATATGACAGCAAGTACCTTTTGGGAGAGTTTCATTTACAAACTTATTTATGATAATGAAGCTTTGATTATTCAAGCGGATGATGGTGATCTACTTATTGCTGATGACTTTGAACATAACGAATATGCTGTGTTTGAAGATACTTTTACAAATGTCACTGTAAAAGATTATCAGTTTAAGAGAAATTTTAAACAAAGTGAAGTCATTCATTTAAGATACAGGAATGATAAGTTATCACCTCTTATCGATGGTTTGTTTGCTGATTATGGTGATTTATTCGGTAGAATATTAAGTTCTCAAAAACGTAAGAATCAAATTCGCGGAACAGTTGATATGGACATGCTAGCTGCAAAGAGTGAAAAACATCAAGCCAAACTTCAAGAATTCATTGATAACATGTATAAAGCAATTGGAGAAAAAGACGTTGCTATCATTCCGCAGCAACCAGGTTTTAAATATGCTGAAACGTCAGGTGGAGCAAATTCTGGGCAGAGTGTGGAGGAAATTAATAAAGTAACAAATGGCTTCTTAAATCAAGTAGCAATGGCTTTTGGTATTCCAACTGCTTTGATATATGGCGAAATGGCTGATGTTGAGAAGCAAACGAAAAATTATATGCTTTTTACAGTGAAACCTTTATTAAAAAAGATGTGTGATGAAGCAAACGTTAAATTTTTTGAAGAAGAAGAGTATCTTTCAGGTCAAAAAATTGAAATTAAAGCTGTTTCTTATCAAAGTATATTTGATCTTGCGACAAGCATTGATAAGCTCATTTCTTCAAGTGCATTTACAGGGAATGAGATTCGATTAGAAGTAGGATATGAAGTTTCTGATGATCCTAACTTAAATACACATCATATTACGAAGAACTATACGAAATTAACTGAATCTGAAGGAGGTGAGAATACAAATGACGGTGAAAATTGACGTTAAAGGGCCAATTATTTCAAATGATGAAGCTTGGATTTATGATTGGTTTGAAATGGATGCGACAAGCCCAGGTAAGATTACAAAACAACTTGATAATGCAAATAGTGAGGATTTAATTGTGTCAATCAATAGTCCTGGTGGTTATGTAGATGAGGGTTCGGAAATTTACACAGCTTTAAAAAATTATCCTGGTCATGTAGAAGTTCAAATTGTTGGTTTAGCAGCAAGTGCAGCTTCTGTAATTGCTATGGCAGGTGATAAAGTTCGAATTTCTCCAACAGCAAAAATCATGATTCACAACGCTGCTAAGTGGCATGGTGGAGATCATTGTGACATGGAAAAGGCAGCCGAGATGTTAAAAATAACAGATCGAGCAATTGTAAATGCCTATGTCATTAAAAGTGGTAAATCTGAGGAAGAACTACTTAACATGATGGCTGAAGAAACTTGGATGGGTCCGCAGCAAGCGTTAGAAAACAATTTTGCGGATGAAATCATGTTTATGGAAAATCCAGTTAAAACGACAGCTTCAACAGCTACTGCTGCCATGCTTCCGCAGAAAGTAATCGATGGCTTTAGAAATGGAACCATGAACAAAGGCCAAGGAATCACAAAAGAAGATTTAAATGCAGCATTATCAGGATTAAAAAATGAAATCCTGAATGATTTACAAAACAATATAGAAGAACAACCAAAGGAGCCAAATCCTAAAGCTGTAAAAAACAGTGGGATTAAAGGGCTCCTTTTAAAATTATAAAAAAACGGAGGAAACACACAATGGTAATTAAATTTAATAAATCTGAAGCATTTAATAAAGCGAAAGCGAAATTAACGGATGCCTTAACTAATGCAGAAAGTACAGAACAAGAACAAACGGCAGCATTTGAAGGTTTCTTTGATGCAATGCAAACGGATGTAATTAATACAGTCCGTAATCAAGTAAATGATGAAATGTTAGATCGTTCTATTCTTCAACAACGCGGTCAAAATGTATTAACTGCATCAGAAACAAAATTCTTCAATGCTGTTGTACAAGATGGTGGTTTTAAGGATGGCTCAATTTTGCCAGTAACTACACAAGAACGTGTATTTGAGGATTTAGTTAAAGAGCATCCATTACTTGATGCTTTAGGGTTACAAGATCTAGGAGCAGTTACAAAGTTCATTTATTCTGATGCAACAAAAGCATATGCATGGGGCGAATTATTTGGGGAAATTCGAGGACAAGTAAATGCAGCGTTCCGAGAAGAAAAAATTGGTCAACTTAAATTAACTGCATTCGCAGCTATTCCAAATGATATGTTAGATCTTGGCCCTGAATGGGTTGAACGTTATGTTCGAACTCTATTAGTAGAATCTTATTCAGTAGGTTTAGAGTTTGGCTTTGTAAATGGTGGCGGATTAGTAGCGCATCAACCTGTAGGTTTAATGAAAGATGTAAATGCAACTACAGGCGCGGTTACTGATAAGAAATCATCCGGTACATTAACATTTGCTCCTTCTCAATTTGGTGAAGTTGTTGCTGGAGAATTATATGAAGTAGTAAAAGCTTTATCAACTGATGCGAAAGGAAAATCACGAAAAGTCCTAAATAGCATCGTAATGGTTGTAAATCCTGTAGATTCAATTGGTGTACAAGCTCGCAATACAATTCAAACCTCAACAGGTCAATGGGTAATGGCATTACCTTATAACATTCAAACTGTAGAATCTGAAGAAGTGCCAGTTGGTAAAGCATTATTCTTTGTAAAAGGTCAATATCTTGCAGCGATTGCAGGTGGATATAAACTTAAAAAGTTTGACCAAACATTAGCAATTGAAGATGCTATGCTTTATACAATTAAACAGTTTGCTAATGGTAAACCAAAAGATAATAAAGCAGCTCTTGTTTATGATTTGAAAATTTCTTTTACACCACCAACTCCACCAGCAACTAAATAAGGAATGATGTGAATGGATACAGTGATTTCAACTGAAATATTACAAGAATTTAAAGATAGGATGCACTTGGGTGATGATGAAGATGATAACCTAAAACGCATCCTTTCTACGTCTAACAAGGCATTATTTAGGGTTTGTGGAAATTACGATTTAAATAAAGACGAGGAGTTCAAAGAATTAGTCTTTGAACGTTCTCGTTATGTTTATAACGATGCATTAGAGTATTTTGACAAGAATTTTTTAAGTCAGATTAATAGTTTAGGTATCGATAAAGCATTAGAAGAAATTAAATTAGACGGTGATTAATATGCGTCTTTTTCAGTACAAGAAACCACTAAATACAGGTGATTGTAGAAATCGAATTATCATTGAGCAACCTGAAGTAATAAAAGATGATTTGAATCAAGAAGTTGAAACAGATAATTGGCAAGAAGTAAAAAAAGCATGGGCAATGATAAAAACGATAAAAGGTTCAGAGTACATTGAAGCTTCGGCTTCACAGTCTACACGAGTTTATCGGTTTGTAATTCCTTATACAACAGGAATTACAGAATTAATGCGAATTAAAATGAAGAATCGTATCTTTGACATTATCGAACCGCCAATGAATGATGATGAAATGTATCAAACATTGACTATTATAGCAAAGGAGCATGTTTAATATGAATGATTTTGCGAGCGAACTTGCTAGAGAGTTGCAAAGATATGCAAATGTTGTGGAAGAAGAATTACTGACGGCGCAAGAAGAAGTTGCTGATGTTGCTGTGAATAAATTAAAACAAAGCAGTCCTAAAAAAACAGGTGCTTATCGTAAAGGATGGCGTAAGAAAAAAGAAGATAATGGTGTTGTTATTCATAATACTCAAGGACAATTAACACATCTTTTAGAAAAGGGACATGCGAAAGTTGGCGGTGGACGTGTTCCAGGTCAAGTTCATATTCGTCCAGTTGAAGAGTATGTAATTAATGAATTACCAAGACAGATTGAAAGGGCGCTTGGATAATGACATTGGGTGAATTAACAAAAATTCTTGAAGCTACAGGTTATCCTGTGGCTTATTCGCATTTCACAGCAACACCAGGTAAGCCAGTACCAGCACCACCTTATATATGTTTCCTTGTGGATGGATCAGCGAATTTAATGGCTGATAATAAGGTATATCACAAGATAAATGATTTAAATATTGAGCTTTATACAACTAGAAAAGATTTGGTTGCAGAAGCAAAACTTGAAAAGGTCCTAGACGATTATGAGATACCTTATGACTCGTATGGGACTTTTATTGAATCTGAAAAAATGTATCAAAAAATATATGGAACGAGGTTGATATAAATGAATGAAAATAAAGTAGCTTTTGGTCTGAAAAATGTCCACTATGCACTCTATGAAATTAAAGATGGTGCAATTACATTCAGTACACCGATTCGATTACCAGGTGCAGTTGAATTAACCTTTGATCCACGAGGAGATCTAATTGAGTTCTACGCTGATGACATGCTTTACTATGCAGCAAGCAATAACCAAGGTTATGACGGAACGCTATCCATCGCGACAATTCCAGAGCAATTTGCAGTTGATGCATTGGGAGAGGAATTAGACACAGAAGATGGTGTATTAAATGAATTAGCTGACGCAAAAGGAAAACCATTTGCTTTATTGTTTGAATTTGATGGCGATGTACGAGCGACTCGACATGTTATGTTTAACTGTTCAGCAAGCCGTCCAACGATTGCCTCTAAAACGAAAACTAATTCAGCAGAGCCAAATACAAATGAGCTTAAATTTGTATCAAGCCCTATTGATATTAATGGAAAACGTATGGTTAAAACGAAAACTACAACTAAATCAAAACAAGAAATTTATGATAATTGGTACAAAAAAGTGTATACAAAAGTACCTGCAGTACCAAAAGGGGCGTAAGTGAATGGAAAAGACAATTACAATAGACGGGAAAAAAGTCAGATTAAAAGCTACAGCAGCAACAGTTAAACGATATAAAGCACAATTCAGACGTAATTTATTTGCAGATTTGATGGGATTAGGAGCAATTAATGCTTTAACTTCACCTGATGGCTCACAACAACCAATTGATATGTCTAATGTTGATTTAAGTAATGTAGATTTCGAACTTATTTATGACTTAACTTGGTTATACGCTAAAACGGCTGATCCAAATATTCCTGATCCTATGACGTGGCTAGATGAATTTGAAGAATTCCCGATTGAAGAAATTATGCCAGAAGTCATGGAATTAGTTCAGCTCACTATGGGAGCAAAAAAAAAATAAAGAAAAATAATGGAGAGCAAGGGACATTTAGTGATGAAGAATTTACTACTGAATTGTTTCTTGCTCTTTGTTATAAAGCAAATTTATCACAAGGTGACTTAGAAGAAATGACCGTTGGTGATTGCTTTGATTACATTGCTGAATTTGCTGAGTTAGAGAATCCAGATAAAGAAAAAGTTAGAAAAGCAGGTCAAAAAGACTTCGATTCATTCTAAGAAAGGGGTGAGATAATGGCAGGAAGAATTAAAGGGATTACGATTGAAATTAATGGTAACACTCAACCGTTACAAAATGCTCTAAAAGATGTTAATAAACAAAGCGATTCTTTAGCTAAGGAACTAAAAGATGTCGAGCGTTTGTTAAAGTTCGATCCTGGTAATGTGGAAGCATTAGCGCAAAAACAACAGTTACTTACACAGCAGATTGAAAATACAACGCAAAAACTAGATAAGTTGAAAGTAGCGGAACAACAAGTACAAGCTCAATTTCAAAAAGGTAAAATTTCTGAAGAACAATATCGTGCATTCAGACGTGAAATTGAATTTACAGAAGGATCGCTTAATGGTCTGAAAAATAAACTCGGAAACATGAAAGATGAGCAAGAGAATGTAGCGAGTTCTACAAGGCAATTAGAAACATTGTTTAGAGCTACAGGAAAAAGCGTTGATGATTTTGCAGGAGCATTAGGAAATCGTCTTGTGAATGCAATTCGAAATGGAACAGCTACAAGTCGTCAGTTAGAGCAAGCAATTGGAATCATCGGTCGTGAAGCATTAGGGGCAGGAACAGATATTGATAAATTGCAACGAGCACTCCGATCTGTGGATGCTGGAAACTCAATACGGCAAGTACAAAATGAGCTAAGAGATTTACAACAAGAAGCCGAAAGAACTGAGAAAAAGTTTGAAGGCTTAAAAGTAGGGTTAGAAAATGTTATCGGTGGATTAGCAGCTGGTGGCGGAATTGCAACCGCAATTGAAAAAGCAATGGACATGTCGAAGTTAAAAACAAAAATTGAAATAGGATTTGATGTTCCTGAGTCCTCAAAAAAATCAGTAGAGGATGCTGTGAGAGGAATTTCAGCCTATGGATTAGATGCAGAAGAAGCACTTGAGGGTGTAAGAAGACAATGGGCTTTGAATAAAGATGTTAGTGATGAAGCAAATGCTTCTTTCGTAAAGAGTGCAGCTGTTATTTCTAATTCTTATGCTGGCATAGATTTTACTGAATTAATTCAAGAAACAAATGAAATCGGTAATGAATTAGGTATTTCACAAGAAGGCGCTCTCGGTATGGCTGATGCCTTATTAAAAATGGGTTTTCCACCGGAACAATTAGATATTATTGCTGAATATGGTGGTCAGCTGACGCGGGCCGGATACAATGCTGAAGAAGTGCAAGCTATTATGGCAGCTGGGGTCGAAACAGGTACTTGGAATTAGATTATAGTTCCCTTGTATGGCGACATACAATGAAAAACTCCTTTAATTCAGTGAAACTCTCAAATGAGACAATACTGAGCGAAGCCTTTTAATTAAGGAACGTGCAACGACTAGTCGAAAGACGTAGGGTGTAAGCATATGACACTCGAAACGGGGAGCAACTCAAGTAGTTGAAGATATAGTCTAATCTATACGGTGACGTATAGCAGTTCATAGAGAACGGGCGTGACCTTGCGAATCACGTTGAATGTAAATGATTGATAATCTCTTAGATGGTTTAAAAGAAGGGCGTGTTAAAGCGGCTGAATTCGGTCAAGGTGTCGATAAAGCCATGAAAGAATCGCTTGAAGGCACAAAAATTTCAGCAGAACAAGTTGAAAAATGGGGTCAGGCAGTAGCTAAAGGTGGTAAAGATGGATCGGCAGCAATGACTGAAATTGCACAGGCTTTATCAGAAGTTGAGGATGAAACAAAGCGTAATGAATTAGGTGTTAAGTTTTTCGGTAGATGATGAATTGTGCCGAAGTAAAATCGCGGTATAAAGCAAAGAGGGTGCGAATCCTAATTTGAACCGAAGGCTATACAAAGTATAGTCAGGGGCAGAGCATAGAGGGTGAAAAGATATAATCCCTCCACGAGACCGCGACACTTCTTTGTAAGTGAAAACGTATGCCGAGCTTGCATTAATATGAAGTGCAAGAAGTAGAGGATAAAAAGCCTTTACGATAACAAAATGACAATGTACGAAGATCAAGGACAAAACATCATTAATACTTTGCTAGGTGCGAAAGAGAAAACAGTTGATTTTGGGAAGCAACAAGATAAACTGAATGATTCTATTAAGAAAATGGATGCAAATCCAGCAGTTAAATTTCAAAAAGCGATGCAGGATTTACAAGTTGCGCTTCAGCCAGTTCTTAGTGTCATAGCAGATGTCATTTCCAAAATAGCTGAATGGGTTTCAAACAATCCAAAGTTAGCAGCCACATTAACAGCTGTCGCAATGGCTATTGGTATAATCTCAGGTGCAATTATGGCGCTTGCTCCTATAGTCATGACAGTCATGAGCTTTTTTGAAATTGGAGCTTTAGCAGCAGCCGGACTTGTTGCTATCGTTCCTATTATTATCGCAGCTATAGTGGCTTTAGGAGTTGCTATTTATAAAAATTGGGATTCTATAAAACAGTGGACTATTGATATGTGGAATTCTATTAAAGAATATTTAATAGAACTTTGGAATGGCATCGTTCAATCCTCTAGTGAAGCATGGAATTCATTTTTAGAAACAATGCACTCATTCTTTGATCCGATAGGTCAGTTTTTTAGCGATTTATGGACAGGTATAGGCGAGATATGTAGTAGTACATGGAATTCTATTGTTGAATTTTTTTCTGGAGCTTGGGCTTCATTCACTGAAATGATGCATAGTTTCTTTGATCCGATAGGTGAATTCTTTAGTAGTTTATGGTCCGGAATTGTTGAAACGGCTTCTTCTTGGTGGTCATCTTTAGTTACAACAGCTTCTGAATTGTGGGGGGCACTCGTACAAGCTTGGCAGGAAACGTGGAATACTGTACTTACGGTCTTAGACCCTATCATTTCATTGATTTCTACGGTTCTTGAGGCTGGTTGGTTATTAATCCAAGCAGGAGTGCAAATTGCATGGGTAGCGATAAGTCAGTATATTATTCAACCAATCCAAGAAGCTTACAATTGGGTGAGTAAACAAATTGGTGAATTAGTTACGTGGCTTGGTACACAATGGGAAATTGCAAAAGCGGTGGCACAAGTTGCGTGGGGATTATTTAAACAATACATCATTCAACCTGTCCTAGATACTTGGAACTTTGTAAAAGAAAAATTTAGCGATTTAATTTCTTGGTTAAGTTCGAAATGGGAACTTGCTAAATCATATACTCTTGCAGCTTGGAATTTGGTAAAAGAATATGTTATTCAACCTGTTCAAGACTTGTGGAATACAACCAAGCAAAAACTTTCAGATTTGGCTAATTGGATATTATCAAACTGGGAAACTATAAAATCCTATACGCTAACAGCTTGGAATTTGACAAAGAAATACGTGATTGATCCAGTAACTGAAGCTTACAATTCAGCCAAACAAAAATTTACTGATTTATATAATTCAGCGAAGGAAAAATTTGATTCCGTAAAGAATGCTGCACAAGAAAAATTCGAAGCAGCTAAACGCTTTATAATTGATCCAATTAAAGATGCAGTTGACAGTGTAGAAAAATTTATTGGGAAGATTAAGAGCTTCTTTAGTGATTTGAAGTTAAAGATACCTAAACCTGAAATGCCACCACTTCCACACTTTAGCTTGCAAACTAGTACGAAAAATATTTTAGGGAAGGATGTTACGTTCCCTTCTGGACTTAATATAGATTGGCGTGCAAAAGGTGGTATCTTCACTAAACCGACTATCTTTGGAATGAATGGCGGAAACTTGCAAGGTGCAGGAGAAGCCGGAAAAGAAGCGGTTTTACCATTGAATAAAAAGACACTTGGAGATATTGGCGCAGGAATCGTAGCAGCCATGCCACGACAACAATTTGCTATACCAGGGGAAATAAATCAACTAATGAGCGATATGAGCCGTATGATGACTAATTCTGCAAACCAATTAGCGGGATTAAAAACCGTTATGAGTGGTGTGTATGGGAATATGTCAAACAGCAGACAAGCCATGACAAACAGTGTATCAAATCAAGTCATTAATAACTCTTTTGGTTCATCAGGTGGTGGAGTTTTTCCAATGCTTGGTGGAGATATAGTTATTGAAGTGCCTGTTAATTTAGAAGGAAGAGACGTGGCACGCGGTACTTATCGCTATACAACCGAGTATCAAGA